CAGCACGGCAACGCGCTAGAGGCAGGCGTAGAAGCCTTTGCTTCTCTGGACGCAATTAAGAACTTTCAGAACCATCCTGTAACCGAGGTTCGCTACACCTCTACCTACGATGATGATGGTGTTGAAACCATCGGCCCTGGAACTGAGGATCATAATCGGGAAGTGGATAAGACAAACTGGGACTGGCCTGAAGCACCTGATGCCGATGTCGATCCATACCATGTGAGGTACGAGTAATGGCACTAGAAAGCGCATCATTTATTAGCGGTCTTGTAATTGCAAACCCACCGGGAACTGACGCAATCAGTCAGGGTGACGATCATATTCGCCTTATAAAGACTGTTCTAAAGGCTTCTTTGCCCAACGCCGATGCAGCAATAAACGGTATTCACACAGGGGCATCTGCCCCGTCTTCCACCTCCGCAGGACAACTGTGGTTTGATACGACAGGTAATCTCATCAAGATGAGGAACGAGGCTGATGGTGGATGGATAGTTCTTGCCGCATCTGAGGGTAGTAGGCTGCTAAAGACCACTCACTCTATAGAAAGCACCACTAGCGCCCTCAGAAGTGATACTTATGTAGATACTGGATGGAGTATTACCCATACTGCGTTGTCTGCATCATCTACGTTGTATGTTCATGTAGACGGAATGAATGATGTTTATTCTGCGTGGGACGGTGGTAGCGACCACCAATACACTTACATAAAACTAGCGAACACCTCTGGAACTCTAATTGTAGGGACTACGGACAATATATTAGTTGGTGATATAAAGGATGCTGTGGGTAGCGGATTAACCACCAACGAGTACGGCTTTGGATTCTCACACACATGGAAAGTAACCAGTGGAAACAGGCCAACCCCTGATTCTGGCACAACTTACACTTTTGATATATGGTCTAAACAGCCCACTGCTGCTGGAGGGGGTACTACTTTTGTATCTGGGACTATGATGGTTTGGGAGGTTGAGGAATGAATAATGTAACATTAAGTAACATTCTTTGGGCGGCTGTGCCAGATGAAGGGTTTGGCATATACGGGAATGTGGATAACGAGTCCGACTATAACTCCAATGTTGTCTACAATGATTCGTCTAAAAAACCATCGTGGTCTATAGTGCAAACTGGTCAAAATCCAGAACAATGGAAAGAAGTTAGGGCGCAGCGCGAAGGAAAGTTAGTTGGTTGTGATTGGACTGTCCTACCAGATGTGCCAATGGACGCTCCAAAGAGAACAGAATGGGAAACCTATAGACAGTCTTTGCGCGATGTTACTACGCAATCTGATCCATTCAATATCAACTGGCCCACACCCCCCGAATAATGCAGTTAATACCCATCAATGACGTTGGGCAGGTTGGGATTGTAAAAGATACTCCCCCATATCAACTACCTCCAAATGTATGGAGTGGTGGTAATAACGTCAGGTTCCTTGATAACGGCGTAAAGAAATGCGCGGGTTATGAGGAGGTTTTCGCTACTCTCCCATTTGGTGCGTACTATGTACACCCGTTCCTTGACAATGGTGGAACATACCATTGGCTTGCTTTTGGTCTGAATAATGTTGCAGTATGGACTGGCAGTGCTTGGCTGGACATCACCAGACAAAAGACGGGGCAGTTAGATGGCGCTTTATCAGCCTCTGCCACAACGATAGTCTTGGATGATACATCGTATTTTCCCTCTTCTGGTACGATTGCTATTGGCACCAATGAAACGGGGGATGCCTCTACTAACTTGTATGAAGAGATTGCTTACGGTGCTAACAATACAGGAACCAATACTTTAAGCACTCTGACAGTAGCAAACGCCCATCCAGATAACGAGATTGTCACCCCCGTAGGTAGCACGGCTACTGGCGATAACCCATACAGCGCAACATCTACTCAAAACTGGCGAGTGACGCTGTTAAATGGACTACTGGTTGCTACTAATGGTTACGACACAACGCAGATGTGGCCTCTATCTAGTGGGGTTCCATCTACGTCTATCCCACTCAGGGAGTTGAAGAACTGGCCTGCTACCACAAGTTATTGTAAGTCTGTATCAGCATTTAGAACTTTCCTTGTGGGGCTTAACTGGCAGATAGGTGGCGTTGAATACCCAAATCTGGTGAAGTGGTCAACGGAAGCCTCGGCACTCAGCCCTCCCAACACCTGGCTTGAGAGCGATGCTGTTCTTGATGCTGGCGAGTACCAACTCACCGACACCCCAGGGAAGATAATTGATGGGCTTCCTTTTGGGGACTCATTCCTTATTTACAAGGAAGACTCTATTTACATTATGAACTATGTAGGAACCCCCTACATCTTCTCATTCAAGTTATTGTCTCCCACCATAGGACTGCTGGCAAAGAATGCTGTGGCCGAGTTTGAAGGTGGACATTTCTTTATCGGCAACTCTGACTGCTATGTAACCAATGGTCAGCAAGTCACCGCCCTTCTGCCAAACAAGTTACGCAGGGAGATGTTCTCTGACCTAAACGGAGACAATTACGAAAAGGTATTCGTAGCGGCGGATTATGCAAGAAACGAGATGCTTGCCTGTTATCCATCTGGAGTGTCTGCTATCCCCAATAAAGCCCTGATCTGGAACTGGAAGGACAACACCTTTTCCCTCAGGGATATTCCAGACCTATACCACATAAATTCAGGCATCGCCGCTATAACAACTGGCACAACCTGGAACGACCACTCTGAAGCATGGAATGCTGGAGCGGGGATATGGGGAACAGGCAACTATGATAGTGTCCTGAAGAATCTGGTGTTCGCTAAACCGGATTACAAGGCTGATATAAGTGGGGCTACCGCTGCCGACCCCGTGGTTATCACCTCCTCTGCTCATGGGCTTGCCGACAGTGATCTAGTCTCTATAAGCGGTGTTGTGGGAATGACTGAGATAAACGCCAAGACCTACTATGCAAAGGTTACAGGTTACTCAACCACAACATTCGGACTTTACAGTGATTCCGCCCTGACAACTACAGTAGATGGCTCAGGTTATACCGCCTATTCAAGCGGCGGCAAGATAGATATGCCCAAACTATACAGGGATGACAGAGGTAACCAAGAAGACGGGTCTAACATGACCTCCTTCATAGAGCGAACGGGTTACGACTTGGGTGATCCCTCCTCTCAGAAGTTTGTCTCGGCAGTGTGGCCCAAACTAGAGGTGACGGGAAACAACACCATTAACGTATATGTGGGCAGACAAATGTCTACAGAAGATGGTATTGATTGGAACCCTGACAACGGTGGTACCCCAATTTCATTTAACCCCAACACCCAGTCAAAGGTTTCTTGTCGAATAACGGGTAAGTTTTTCGCTGTGAAGTTTGAAACAGATACCGATGTTGACTGGAAGTTGCATGGGGTGGAATTTGAGGTTACCCCAAGAGGGAAACGAGGAAGCAGGTCTTATGTCTAACGCCCCATCTAAAAACGTAAAGAGCCTAAACAGGTGGTCACCTAATCCAGCCCCCGTAAGGCCAGAAGAACTCCCCGATTATCTCTTTAGGGAACTTAACAGACTTGGGGATATACTATTCAACATTGATACGTTTAGGCTTGAGGAAACGAATGTTGACCCAAGCGACAATGACGGTAAACCAAGAAACGGTGATATAAGATATGCTGATGGGACGAACTGGAATCCTGGCTCTGGCGAAGGCATCTATGCTTATACTAATGATGCTTGGGCTAAACTCTAATGCAGACCTACACGGAGTCAGGTCATCCTTTCTTTTAAGACACTACAGCGAAGGTAATATTACCCCTGGCGCTGGAACTAACGCCACCATGTACTACCTTGGCAAAGAGTGGACGGATGCAGATCGGGCCGCCGTAAGAAACATAGTCAAAGCAAATGGCGATACTCACATAGACCTGTACACAAGGTCAGAGCCTCGTAGGGGTGGTCATGTGGTAGAGGGCCATGACTTTACAGAGAGGCTAAGAGAATTAAACGATGCTGGGCTGAAGCCAGTATTGTGGCTCACCCCTGAATCTAAACACGGAGAGCATGGGGGTACAGTAGCAGAACAGAAAGCCTATATGGGCAGGATGGTTGCCAGATACGACGGGTTGGTAGCAGGTTATGTAGTCTGTTTGGAGTGTGATGATTACTGGTCACCTTCTCAGGTCAGCACCTTAATCAAACACATCAAGTCTAAGTCTGACAAACCAGTCGCTGTACACCTGACTCCTGGGGTAGGAGGGGGGCGGTTCAAAGACCCCAATTATTACAGGGACGCAGATTACATCTACCTGCAAGTTGGCGGTCATACGAAAACTGGTTACAAGACGGCAGATTTACAGCGGGGTATAAGGGACTTAAAGGAGGC